GGCTTTCAATCATATCCGGTTGTTGAAACTCCTGATCGTTCATGGTGCGGATTCAGGCCGGAGTTAATTAAGAAAGTGGCAGGTAGTATAAATTACTTAACAATATGCTATCGAAAGGAAAACATAGCCAAGATGAAATTAAAAGATAAATGGAAACGCGGACTGCCATACGTTGGTAACAAAGGGCAGAAGGTTGAACAAATTATGGAAGTCCTACCCGATGGTAAACGATTGGTTGATGTATTTGGCGGCGGTGGATGTGTTAGTTTAACAGCTTCTTCATCAGGAAAATATGAAAAAGTGATATACAATGACCAAAGAAAAACTGTGGTTGAGCTATTAAGAGCGTTAATCAATGATAAACCGCATTTCAACTTGATGGATTACGTAGCATTAACACGAGAACAGTTTTTGGATTGGCGAGATAATCAACCCGATTCAATTGAACGAAGATTAGTATTAATTGCTTATTCATTTAGTAATAATCAAAAGGATTATTTGTGGAGTAAAGAAAATGAAGATGAAAAGCTATTACTAACTAGAGCATTATTCTATGGAAACACTGGAACAAAATTTGACCAATTATATAGCTATTCTTTAAATGCTAATACAATTAGTGAGAAGTACAGATTATTCCATAAATGGCGACGAGAACAAATGAATATTAATTCTCGTTTTTACCAACTGAAGCAGCTGCAACAACTGGAACGGCTGCAACGACTGCAACAACTGCAACGACTGCAACAATTGGAGCGGCTACAACAATTGGAACTGATGGAAAAGCTAAAATATTCCGTAAAGGACTATCGCGAACTAGTCATCGATACTGATGACGTCGTTTACTGTGATCCACCATACGCTGGGACTCAGTATGATTATGACGGATTCGACCATAAAGCATTTGAGAATTGGTATCTACATGAATGCCCAGCCAAAGAAATCTATATTAGTGAATACACAAAGCTACCTCATACCGAGTTGGCTTTTAATTTTGGCAATAAGCACTCATTCATAACGGCTGGAAAGCGAAAGGATGAGTTGCTGCTAAGAGTAGTCCATTAGACGCCATGATGCACGAGGATGGACACTCCCGTCTATCCCAAGCGTATAGCGCTCAAATCATATCTAGAAAAGAGGTGGAAACTCCTCTCTCTAGATAAATTATTTTTGAGGCCGGGGTGGTAGCCGGTCTTTTTGCGTACATAAATTTAGGAGCGTGAGAGAATGAAGCTAGCTGATAAATGGAAACGAGGATTGCCCTACGTTGGGAACAAGGGGCAGAAGGCAGAACAAATCATTGATCTATTACCGCCTGGGAATAGACTAATTGATGCGTTTGGTGGGGGGGGTAGCATCTCGCTTACCGCATCAGCAGCTTCAAAGTGGAACAGGATCGTTTATAACGACATTCGTTCCTCAGTTGTCCAGCTTCTAAAAGAACTGATTACAGGTAATAGCATTGATTTGAAAAAGTATGTCTGCGTCAATCGTCAGCAATTCTTAGATTGGCGGGATAAACGCCCTGATTCAATTGAGCGTACACTGGTATTGATTTGCTACTCGTTTGGTAATGACATGAATAGTTACTTGTGGAGCCGCAAAAATGAAGAACTGAAGCTAATGATGACTAGGGCGTTGTTTTATGGCGACACTGGAACGATTTATGATGAAATGTTCGATAAGTATCGTGGAGAAGCTGGAATTATGGAAACATACTCATGGTTCCACAAATGGCGTCGAGATAGAATGGGCATTAGTTCTAGGAGTGATTTGCTACAAAACCTGCAAAACGTTCAGCGTCTCCAGTACCTAGCTGAATTGGATCAACTTGAACAACTTCAACAGCTGCAGCAACTAGAGCGGCTGGAATATAGTTCACGTGATTATCGTGATCTGACGATTCAAGAAGATGATATTGTTTATTTGGACCCGCCTTATTACAAATCGGGAAAGCAATACGGTGGATTTGACCACGATGCTTTCTGGGAATGGTTAATGGAATGTCCAGCTAAAAATATTTATATTTCGGAATACACAAAGCTACCTCATACCGAGGTGGCTTTTAATTTGGGCAAAAAGCACTCATTCATAACGGCTGGAAAGCGAAAGGATGAGTTGCTGCTAAGAGTAGTCCGTTAGGCAAGCACACTAGCTAGTAATAATCTAGCCAAGTTATAATCAATCCAATTAGACGGAGGCGTGGTGGTATGTAATGAATAACCAGAAACAAGCTGAGAAGGATTATCTATCAGGAATGAAGTATAAGGACATTGCTGAAAAGTACCAAGTATCGATAAACACGGTTAAATCATGGAAAAAACGGTATGGTTGGCAACGCACACAAAACAAAAAGGGTGCACACAAAGTTGCAAAAAGGGTGCACACAGAACCGAAAAAGGGTGCACACAAAAAAGAAGATAATTCTGATGAATTAACTCCCCAACAGGAATTGTTTGCACAATTGGTTGGCGGTCATAGAATTCCTTTATACCGAGCATATCAAGAAGCTTATTCAGCAACTAAGCCTTCACTGGCTACAGCTATGACGAATGGGTCTAAACTTGCCAAAAACGATAAAGTTAAGCTCAGAATAACTGAGATTTCCCAAGAGATAGCTCGTAAATATAATTGGTCAATTGAAAGTGTGGTTGACTCATATACTTTCCTGCATGATGAGTCTAAGGCTGACATTCTAACCAATGGTGTCAGGAAAGCAACGGCGGATGCCATGATTCAGTCCCTCGAAGATATTACTGATGTCCTTGGATTGAAACAATCGTCTAAGGCTCAGGTCCGTAAAGCAAATGCAGAAGTTAAGATTGTTGAAGCTAAATTAGCAGGCCTCGAAGATGATAAAGATGATCAGATGGATGCATTAACCAACATGATGAGCAAACTTGCTAAGAACGTTCCGAAGGATGATCAGAATGACGATTGATAATCTATTTACTAAGAAGCAACAGCAGGTTTTAAGCCAAGAAATGAATAATCGTCATTGGAAATTGATGATTAATTACGGTGCCGTTCGTGCTGGTAAAACATTTGTTGATAATTTTGTTTTTCTATATGAAGTTAAGCATGCTGCTGAAATTGCACGATCTAAGAAAGTTAAATATCCAATGTACATTTTGGCTGGAGTTTCAAGCAAATCGATTGCCAATAACATCTTGAATGAAATTGCTAATACATTTGGATTGACCTTTAAATTTGATAAACACAATTCGTTCAAGATTAAATTTCCTGGTTTGCCGGCAGTTAAAATAGTTCAGACGTTTACAGGATCTATATCTGGATTGGGAGCTATTCGTGGAATGACTTCGTTTGGAGCCTACATTAATGAAGCCTCACTTGCCAACAAAGAAGTATTCGAAGAGATCCGTTCACGATGCTCTACACCAGGTGCGCGAGTTGTTTGTGATACTAACCCTGATGTTCCCACACATTGGCTCAAAACGGATTATATAGATAATCCTAAGCATTCTAGCAAAATCATCAGTAACCACTTTACAATGGACGATAACACCGTATTAGATCCGGAATACGTGGCTGGTCAAAAATCAACAACTCCATCTGGTATGTTCTATGATCGTAAGATACTCGGATTATGGGTTGCTGGCGAAGGACTAGTTTATCAAGACTTTGACAAATCAAAGAATCTAATTACGCGCGCCGAGTTTGACAAACGAACTGCTGATCAGCAGCTGACATATTACTGCGGTGTTGACTGGGGATACGAACACGATACGTCAATTGTTGTATTGGCTGACGATACTGATGGTAATACTTACTTAGTTGAAGAGCATACTGGTCATTTGGAGCAGATTATGCACTGGGTCAAGATTGCCAAGCAAGTTCAACAAGATTATGGCTACAATATACCGTTTTATTGTGATACAGCTCGAGTTGAACATATTGACAAGTTCAAGGAAAATAACATCAACGCTCAGTATGCGTATAAATCCGTTTTAAAGGGCATTGAACAAGTTGCAGGGCTTATTAAGCAGCATAAGTTTATGGCTGTTCAAGAAGGCATACAGCAGTTCTTAGA